CACGATGCTTGGCTGCGTAAAATGGGTGTACACCCTGATCAACTTAAGACCAAGGAGAAATCAAGTGGCACGAGTATTCCGGACTATTCAGAAAACCGTTCAGCAATCCCGACGTCGGACCGTGTTACAGCCATCGCCGGAAAGCGTAAAGCTCAGGAATACTCAGGTGACTACATCACCGGTCTCGCCACAATGCACAAATCTAACACAGTCCCGGTCGGTCGAGGAAGTGATCCAAAAATATACGCACAAATGAGACGAAATTAATGGTTTACTTTTTCGGAGAACTGTGGTAGAATATATCTAGAATGAAGAATAGTCGAACGAGTATAAACGTGGTTAAGCCTGTAAACGACTTTAAAATTAAGACGCAGGTGGGAGTGGTCTATTCGCCCTCAGTAGATAGGAATACGGGTCCTAAGCACGACTGTAAAAGGCTTACTTATATAGTTTGTTGAGGAGCAAATATTATGGCATTACCAAAGCGCACTAAAAAGAAAACTGTCCGTGCACGTCGCCGTACTGGCGCGTACGGTGCACCAGTTGAAAAAGGTTTCGACTCTGTTCTGTATTACTTTCAGAATGAAGTAGATCGTAAAGAAACGATCAATTTCTCGAAATCTTTCATTCGGTCTCATTTTAATAAGACAGATGCAAAGAACATCCTTGGCAATCCAGACTATATGTTTGGTCATGGTTATATGGGTGCTACTTCATTCTGGTATACAAATGGACACGAGGTGACCGAACGTTCTGAGTATTGGAAGAATGCTATTGTTAATCGGTTCAAAGGTTTCATTGAATCCGGCAAAGCTATTCTGAAAGAAAAGGCTGCCGAAAAGAAAGTTGAGAAGAATGTAGTATCGCTTTCTCCAATGCAACGTTTGCAGAATAAGATTAGTGCCACTATTATGCAAGATCTGCTCGATCTTGAAGATCAGTGGATCGAAGGTGAGAAGACTACGATTGATGTATATCTTCTTTTTAAGAAACACGGTTTGGCTGGATCGGCTGTAGCGCCAGTCCGCCAGGTGATTGAGGGATGGTTGCTAGATTATGAAGATGCATACCATAAGCGTTGTGAACAAGCCGTCGAGGGTTACTCACATTTGAAAAGACCTGAACTCAATCACCGCATTAAAGCGTGTCAAGACATGCTCCTCGATCTTGACCGCATTAAGTCCGCAGCCAAGGCTACTCGTAAAACACGAGTCAAAAAGCCTCAGGCTGCGGACAAACAAGTTAGGAATGTAAAGTACAAGACTGAAGATGCTAATTTTAAACTGGCATCAATCAATCCAGTGCAAATCATTGGTAAGACTCGATTGTACACATTCAATACAAAGACTCGAACCTTGACAGAGTATATCACTCAAAGTGTCGATGGATTTCAAATCTCTGGTAGTACGATTAAGAATATCGATCCTGTCAATAGTCGACAAGTCAAGCTTCGTAAGCCAGATGAGTTCTTGCCAATGGTCTTATCTAAAACAGTAAAGCAAATCGATACTGAGTGGAAGAAGCTGACTACAAAAAGCAGTCAGCCGAATGGTAGACTAAACGCAGATACAATCTTATTGAGAGTATTAGATAAATGAAAGTAAAAATGATTGATCCTCCGGGAGGTTGGAAATATGGGTTTCCAAAAATCCTACCAGAAAATGTTGAAGACACTCGTAAATGGTTGGTTGAAAATGGATATCCACAGCAAGAGATAGACAGCTTAGGTGATCAATTCTTTTGCAGACATTGGGAGGAAGAAATTGACGATTGAAGATAATTTTTTGACTAAGTCAAAATTTACTAAGCTTATCGAAGCGACAGTAACTGAAACTAAACTATCTTATATGGACACTATTCTATATCTCTGTGAAAAGAATAATATTGAACCAGAAGATGTGAAGAAGTTTATTTCACCGATCATTAAAGATAAGCTTGAAGCTGAGGCAATGCAGCTAAACTTTTTGCCAAAAACTAACACTTTGGACTCTGCTTTTTTTGAATAGTGTGATATATAATAATACATACTATGTACATTACAGAGAAACTAGTGTATAATATTACAGTAACACAAACAACACAAGGACAATACGATGTCATTCGAAAATCTAAAACGCAATCGCGATCAAATCTCAAAACTCGTTCAAGCAGCAGAAGCCACCGGTGGTGGTGAAAAGAAATCTTATGTTGATGAGCGCGTTTGGAAGCCAACTGTAGACAAAGCGGGTAATGGCTATGCAGTACTACGATTCCTCCCAGCGGCCGAAGGCCAAGAACTTCCATGGGTCCGATATTGGGATCATGGATTCAAGGGACCAACTGGTCAGTGGTATATCGAAAACAGCCTTACTTCTATTGGTCAGACTGATCCAGTTGGCGAACTCAACTCACGACTCTGGAATTCTGGGATTGAAGCAGACAAAGAAAAAGCTCGAGCACAAAAGCGCCGGCTCCACTACGTAGCCAATGTTCTAGTTGTTCAAGATCCGAGTGCTCCACAGAATGAGGGTAAAGTATTCCTCTATAAGTTTGGTAAGAAGATCTTTGATAAGATCATGGACTCTATGCAGCCAGACTTCGCAGATGAAACACCGGTCAATCCTTTCGATTTTTGGGAAGGTGCAGACTTTAAATTGAAAATCCGTCAGGTTGAAGGATACCGTAATTATGATAAGTCAGAGTTTGCAAGCCCATCTGCTCTCTATGATGCAGACGAATCCAGACTGGAAACAGTCTATAACCAACTACATGATCTCGGTGAGTTCACCGATCCAAAGAACTACAAGTCCTACGATGAACTCAAAGCAAAGTTGATGCGTGTTCTTGGTGAAGAAGCCACTGCTGGTGCATATACGGTCAAGCAAGAAGCGATGATCAATGAACCTGCACCGGCTCCTCAGCCAGTATCACAAGAACCAGTGACTGCTGAACAGGTCAATATGGCAGATGACGATGATGATACCATGTCATACTTTGCTCGTTTGGCAAATGAAGACTAATATATAACAATATTCAGAGTTTCCTGTGTCACTTTAGTGGCATGTTAACGCAGGAACGCATAGTGACTGAACAACCCTTGTAACGGGGGTAAGGTATGCACGGGGAGTGGTACTCCTACTCAACCAGCAAACGTGTAGTTCGGGTGACTTGAGAGGAAGTTACTAGCCTGATGTGGGTAATATCCAAATCCCACCTATGCACTTTATTTTAAATTACGGTTTAGGTCAACTAACTACCTGTTGCAGAGTAAGACTCGAACAAAAGTTAGTATAACATAAGGAGAGATTACTTCGGTAGTCGGGGATTAGGGAGCTTCGGCTCCCTTTTCTTTATTATGGTGATTGCCACAGCATTCCATTAGGATCGAATGCCATAACCGGACCTTGTGGTAAATTATTAAAAGCCGTAGATGAAACAACAGTATCACCAATTTGACCGGCAACGATTGGAGGAGCTGACACCTGGTTATTGTTTAATGCACTCATGAAACCAGGATCAATAGTATTAGTAGGTTTTGCTGTGCTCGAGATCGGTGATGCTTTTGTCGAAGAAGATAATATTCTACTTAAGCTGTCTGAAGTTAATTCACCTTTGCTTGCCAACAAGCTATCTATCGCACCTTGCTTAAGACCTCCATATTTTTGAGCTTCGGCGCGGGCATATATTAACTCCATATCGACAGCTTCAGGAGTCACTTCTCTGTCATATTCTTTTAATGATATTGCAGCGGCTCTTACAGCTTCAGCATAATCACCTGAAGCTAAAGCATATGCTGCTCTTTCTCTATATGCTTGGCCCATACGACCTCTTTCTTCAAGAGTCTTAACATTCATTTGATATGCTTTATGTAGAGCTTCTTCATTTCCAGCGCCATGAATTAATCCCCCGGTCGGATCGGCGAATCTCATTAATTCTGAAGCCGCGGCAGAAGTTTTAGCCGCGACCTCTTCTGGATCTACATCTTCTCCTGCTGCTTGCCTTGCAAGAATGTCATCTGCTTCTGAAACTATTTTATTCCTTAATTTTGTATCTTGCTCTCTTAAATAATCCCCCATTGCTTTTAGGCCAGATGCTGCTAAGAATGTAATTCCGCCAAGAAGTGCCCCAATAGGACCACCTAATGTATAACCTATCGCCATACCATTAACAGTCCAACTAGCTGCATCACCAGCAGTATCTCCGAATTCACTTCTAATAAAGTCCGCCATTGCTCCACCGACAGCAGAAATAATAAAAGCCGGACCCAATCTGCTAATGAACCGAGTTCTAAAGCTAGTTTGTAGTTCTGGTTTTAATTTAGTGAATCTTCCCCTAGCGTCTCTTCCAACATTTGCACCCGCGAAAGCTGGCTTTCCACCGAATCCTTGACTAATGGCACCCATAAGTAAAGAAGGACCAAAGTATCCGGCGAGCAATGATCCAGCCATTAACACCATTTCATTAGTGAAAGGTGTTTCCATCCCAGCAAAATCAAAGTTTTTAGTCCAAAACTCTTCGGGTAGTCCAGTAATATGCTTTATAGCACCAGTTAGCAAACTTCCAATAATGCCAGCTTTAAATCCCTTTTTACCAAAGAAAATAGAAAGAAGTAAACCAGTATCAATAGCATTAATTGCAGTGTCAGCAATTGCTTTCTTTTGAGATTCTGTCAAATTCAAATTAAAACCATCTGACATTTCAGTCAAAAGGCTTACAATAATATCACTTCCAAAAGTTTCAAGTAAAAGTATAGCCGGTCCAAAAATTAAACCGCGGCCGACCATTTTTCCAATATTGGTTTTTAAAGCTTTAAGGCCCAAAGGCCCAAAAAGCCCGCCAAAGACACCCGCAATAATTGGACCTAGATAACCCTTAAGAGACTTTAGTAGACTGAATCCAGTTGCTTCTTGAATTCCTGAAATTATTCCCGATTTAAATCCGGTAGGACCTTCAGTCGTTTGAGCTATTGCTTTTCTTCCAGATTCTCTTTCAGCTTCGAGCTGTCTACTTCTTTCAGTTGCAGCTCGACGCAAAGCAGCTTCGCGCGCTTTAGCTTCTTGATCAAGTCGTTCTCTAACAGAAGTAAGAGTCTCACTCTGTGATTTTAATTCAATAACTACATCTGCTAAAGTCGCCATGACTACCTCTTAATGTTGTCTTTCTCTTTCTTCTTTTTGCTGCTTCAAGTCTTCTATCAACATTGTTATAAAGATTTCCCTCTCCCAAGGTAGCATTTCATTAATATCTTGTAAAGAATGATGAAAATTTTGCATTAGATAATAATTCGTCTTATAAAAGTTTACTAACGTCTCATGAGAGAGGGTGACTGAAAAAAATCAGTGATACCTTCTAAGACACGATTATTTTCGCTATTGCATTCTGAACAAATAAAATCTACACCGTGTCTTAATCGTGGCAGATCATTGATAAATTCCATAATTTGATCAAACTGTGACGTAGATAATTGATTTAAAAATTCTTCAATTTCTTCTGGCGTTTCATCTCTAAAAGAAATTCTTTCTTCTTCTGTGTTTAAACTATCTAAGCATGCGATGATAACGGTATACATTTGAGATACGATAGTAGATTCTTCACTGAGTGCTTCATCTAATAATGATTCGTATTGAGGATATTTCAGCATCAACGTGTATTGGTCATTCAATTTGATCGCAGGTTTTTCTTTTGGAAGATCCATTTTGATATCTTCTAAATTAACTTTTACTTCATTAATGTGCTCACAACTTTGACACATTAGACCAATGTTAGAAGTTTCTCCAGCCGCTTTGGTTCTGATTTGAATAAAAATATATTCAACATCAAAGGTGCTTAATCTAGCAATATCGATTGGATCTTGAATACACGCTTGAAGAGTATTAACAATAGCATTCAATATTTGCTTATCGTCTCGAGATTCTAAAGCCATAAGGAGCACTTTTTGCTCTTTTACTAAAAAAGGCCGATAAGATACTTTTTGACCAGTCGAAGGAATGGTCAATTCGTAAATTGGTATATCATTAAACTTAGGTAAAGCCATTATGCAGTTTTCCTTCTCCACACTTCATTTGCATTCACACGAATAAATTTCTTATTTGTTTCATTTGTATTCGGGTTTGGAATAGTAAGCACTACATTTTTACCACTAAGCCATGCTTTATATTTTGCATGCTCTTGTGCACCACTTCCAACCCATTCTTTACGAGCCATCTTTCTCCATTTACTCGGTTTCTGATGGTGAATACCTTTCGATACCTGATGCGCTCTTTGTCTTTTCTTTCCCATTTCAATTCACCTAAAATATTTGTCCTAGTTCTAAACCACCACTAATAAAGTTTTGTGAGCTATTTACAGCTTCCCAGTTTGTATAGGACAACTGTACTGTAAATTGAACCAATCCATCTAATTCATTGCTTAGTTCAATTGCTTGGAAAGTAGTAGGAAATGCATCAATAAGTTTACATGAATAAACACTTCCACCACCGATTCCAATATTTCCT